TCCTTAGAGGTTTTGAGAACGGAAAGATGATTTGTTAAGGGTTAGATATAAGATCTTTGTATGAAGTTCTGAAGGTACATGTTACCTTTTATCATTGTGTAAACAATGGTGGATGGCCCGGTGGCTCAGCTGGTTAGAGCGCCGCCCTGTCACGGCGGAGGTCGTGGGTTCGAACCCCATCCGGGTCGCTTGTAGCGAAAGCTACAAAATTAAATATATGGGATCTTAGCTCAGCTGGGAGAGCATCTGCCTTACAAGCAGAGGGTCATAGGTTCGAGCCCTATAGGTCCCACTTAAACTGATTGATGACAGCATCGTATATGCCGATGTGGCTCAATTGGCAGAGCAGCTGATTTGTAATCAGCAGGTTATCGGTTCGAGTCCGATCATCGGCTTATCAGTTTAAAAATTTGGGCGGATTCCCGAGTGGCCAAAGGGGACAGACTGTAAATCTGCTGCTTTATGCTTCGGTGGTTCGAATCCACCTCCGCCCACTTTTCCTATTTAGGAATAATTTAATATCGCGGGGTGGAGCAGTCTGGAAGCTCGTCGGGCTCATAACCCGAAGGTCATAGGTTCAAATCCTGTCCCCGCTACTAATTACATAAGATACATGCCCAGATAGCTCAGTTGGTAGAGCAGAGGACTGAAAATCCTCGTGTCGCTGGTTCGATTCCGGCTCTGGGCATCTTTTTTATTCGGCGGAAACCACGTAAAATCAAGGGTTTCCGCCGCTTTTTAATGGTTGAAAAATGCGTTACTGGGCATTTACTGGGCAAAAATTATGAGAAGAGATTTATCTGATCTAATTTCTGATTGTCATTTTGGGTTACTTTTTTAGTAACATGAATATAGATTTCTCTGGTTATCTCACTTTTTCCATGCCCGAGGCGGCGGGCAATCTCATCAGGAGTCATGTTGTTTGCGGCGAGAAGCGAAGCGTGCGTGTGTCGTAACATATGAGGTGTCACACGTCGTTCAAATAGCTTCTCTGATATGATACGAAGGTATTTTTCGTAACCGGCTATTGGCATATGATCACCTTTGTTGTTTGGAATCAAGATGCTTGATCTGAAATTATTCGCTAACATCATTTCTTTACGCCATAGCATACATTTTTTTAACTCTACAAGAAGAGCCGGCTGAATGTGGATTGTTCTTTTTGAATTGTCCGTCTTTGGAGTCGTGACACTGTCGTGCTTTGAATCGTATGTTTTGGAGATTCGGATTGTTAACTGGTCCATATCGATATCAGATACTTCTAATGCTGACAATTCGCCGAATCTCAAGCCTGTGAGCAATAGTATCGAAGTTGTATAGTACCAGTGCCAGCAATTATCATGTTTGATGTAATCAAGGAGTTTTTTAGCTTCTTCTGGCTCCAAATACTTTGTGGTAATTTCTTTATCATCAGATGAATCATCAAATTGCTTAAGTTTTGTGATCAACTTCATGTTATCGTGGTAGTCATTTTCATATCCCCAATTTAGCATTGCTTTGAATCGTGTTATGTAAGAGTTCAATGTCGTAAGTTCTTTTCCGGAATCAAGCAATTTTGACTTTACATATTGTGCTGTTAAGTTGTTAACAATTGCATCTGGATTCAGTATATCTATGACGGATGAAGTGACACTCTCATTCCGATCAACTGTACTATCTTTGTATATGATTCTTTGGGCTTTCAGATACTCTTTTTGAAGCTTTGTAAGAGTTACCGTATTATCGGTGCATTGAAGTTCCTTAATAGCAGCTTCGATCTTTGCATTTAATTCTCTTTGTGCTTTGTTCTTGTTCTGCGGCGTGTCTTTTGGATATGCGACCGCAACTCTTTCAACCTTAAAGGTGAGAGGGTTTGTGTATCGTTCACGATAGACAACAGTGCCGTTTTTTTGAGTTTCACACCACATAATAAAACCTCCTTTGAAAAATAGGCATAAAAAAATAAGCCTATGAAAATGTGAAGGCTTATGGTATAATACAAGTTGCGAATTTGTTATGCATAAGCCTTCGGTTTATGGGTGACACCCTCAGGTGTTTCCATCACCTGGGGGATTTTTATTTATCTATTTTTTATTGAAATTGTGCAGGATATGCAAATATCTCATAGTCCGCAACAGTATCTGTATTTACACCTTCTGGAAGTGTGATTCCACTCAGTTCAAAGCCAATTGTATCATTTGGATTCAGGTCTTCCATTATAACTGTATTGCTTATACCAATAGGCGTGTGATCGGCATCATAGAATATAGCGGCTACATAGCTTACAGATTCTACTTGATCAGATGTGCATGTTAGCCTTCCTGTAACATCAATTCGATCCCAATCGTTATTATTTGTTGATACATCCGAAATTTCATATCTTGTTTTATGTATAGATGCTTTTTCAACATCAGGTCTAGGTAAAACAGTTAATTTCAAATCGCCAGAATAGTTATCAAGCGTTATAGTGTCAGACATATAACCTTTTTCTCCGGGAGAAATCACATTAGGATATGTTGGTACGCTTTTCATAGCAGATACTAAGTGACCATTTTCATCTTCTAGGTCGCATGCTCCGTTAGATAAATATAAATCCGAAGTACCTGTATTTTCAATTTCGACAATTACGTCAACCATTACGCCACTATATGATTCTTGAACTTGAGCATTTGTGTAGGTAATTTCATATGCTGTTTCGTTTTCAGATTCTGTTGTTGTCTCTGTTTCGCCATCTTCATCAGATGCGGTTGTTTCGGTGTTGTCTGCAATATAGGATGCTTCGGTAATTGCTTCTGTTGAGTTATTATCGTAAGATCCTAAATTAGGCTCTTTTGATGCTCCACAGCCAGTGAGCAAAGAGCAAGCAAGCATAATTGCAAAAAGTTTTTTCTTCATAATAGGAATCCCCCTTTATTAAATTTTATTGTGTGCATAATATTCTAAGTGGTCAACGCAAGCATCTCTATTCTCGAAGTCTAACCGGGTGATGTGAGACAGAGCATGCAAGTAAGCGTCTGTCTGCTGTTCCTGATTGAGCCTTGAATTGATAAAGATTGAGAAACTGCCATCTTCGTTCGAAGTGACGGTTTCTTTTGCGTTTGCCCCTTTAAAATCAATTAAGTGTACAAATACCTCGTTCGTAATATCACCCCCTGCGACTAAGAGCATATCATATCGCAGGTACAATAATACGGACTTATTCGCCTTTTTCTTTCTTTTTTAATGCAAGTAGCATTGTATGTACAGTTTGGATGTCTTCTGGAGAAGCATCACGTGCAGCATCGAAGAGAAGTGAGAGCTCTTTGTTCTCGAAGATCTCCTGTGCTATTTTTGCTGTCTTCGGATTCTCGTAGTAATGTGTTTCCTCAACTTGATCTTTATCTTCCATCAAATTTGAGCGTTTACAGTTGAATAATTCACACATTGCATCCACTTTATCCATTCTTGGAGATTTGATGCCATTACACCAATTATATACAGATGTAGTTCCTACGTTCAGATGTTTTGCGAGCTCTGCTTGTGTCATATTATACTTATTAAGATAATATCTTAGATTTTTTGCGAACAATTTATTGAATTCTTCGTATGGCATGTTACCACCTCCCTACAAAAGAGATTATACACCATAAGTGGACATATAGCAACTAAAAATGAAAAAAATTCACTTTCAGTGTTGACATCCACTTAAAGTGATGGTATTATGATATGCGAAAGGAGATGATAACGATTGCAGAATGTTAAGATAAGCTTGGCAGCGGCAAGAGTAAATGCGAAATTAACTCAGGAAGATGTCGCCAAAAGCCTTAAAGTAAGCAAAAAAACAGTAATCAACTGGGAAAAGGGTGCAGTTACACCATCGTTTGCAATTCTTGATACATTATCGAGATTATATAATATGCCGTTAGATTATATTTTTTTGCCCACAAAATCCACTTAAAGTGATAGAAAGGAGAAAGGATTGGGATTTATAAAAAACTTTGTTGAATCTGAAAAGGAATTGAAATCAATTAGAGAAGACGTTAGAAGAGAAAAATTCCTTGAAGATAACAAAGGGTTTCAAGAATTTCATCATGTAACAGATGAAGAGATTCTTTTCTATGAGTACCTGTATAAAAGGGAACGCAAATATAGAACAGTAATTCTTATTTTAAGCCTAGTTTGCTTAGGATTATTACTGTCAATATGGACGTAACGATTGAAACAACTATAGGTGTGATAACGGAAGTAAGCACTCGTGAGAAAAATTTTTCCCTGCGATATGTTAGGTAGCGAAGATAATTGCTTGTGACAGAGTACGTTCCATCTGGTATGGATGAACCAATAATGTCTGTTTTTCCAGAACTGTTTTGGCGGATAAATTTTATATCAGAAAGGTAATATTCGGAATCACCAAAATATTCAGCTTTGGATTTTTTTCTCATGCGGGTAACAAAAAGCTTATATTTTTCCTTCATACTTAAAGTTATTTTTTCAAAATCGTAAACCATGTGACACACCATCCTTTTTGAAAATAGTGTATCACAAATTTAATTAGATAGAAAGGAGAAGCATGGTAACAAAAAAACAGGCGAAGCAGATCATTTCTCTTGCGGAAGGTATGACACATGCAGAATGGAGCAGAATCAATCACATTATAGAAAATGGTTTTGAGACACAAGAAGCCAAGTTGACGTTTGAGCCGCAAAGAGAACTTGACCTCCTGCTTGAACAAAATTTTATTCCTTGACAATTTGAATAAATGCGGGATTTATTCGGTAGTCCTTCCCTTGGTACTGGATATGAATGTAATCGTACTCAAAGCATTTTGCGTTTCGTGCGCCATCTTCATATCTCAGGTTTTCTTGGAAATATGTGACAGGGTTTTGGCAATCTGCAACGGTTGCGGTTTCTGTAATATCAATCCATTCACCAAGCAGGCAAGCATAAATTCTCATGATTTCACCTTCTTTCATATGTACTTGGCTCTGGCGGGAGCCTGTAAAGGGAGTATAGAAGCAGTGAAAAGAATAGTCAAGCGGATAGCGTATAACGGACAAAAGATGAAATTGCAGAAAAAATAAAAAAATTATTTGATTTATCGTTTTTTTTCTGGAAACTATCGTTTTACTAAATATACAAGGAGGTTTTAGCAAAATGGAGATCACATCAATTAAGTACATCAGTGCATCGCCGTATATGTCGAAAGCTCAGATCCAGAAGTTGATGAACGTATCTGCTAGAACGGTTACTAGCCGAATCGCAGAGATCGACCAATACGTTCAGAATGGCAGATATGGCGCACACACAATATTGGATGGCTGCGGCGTAACATATGTGAATTATCTCGCTTTTATAGATTTTTTGAAATATCGAAAAGATCTAAAAGCTGGACGCAGAGTGCCGCCGTACAACCCGAAGCGTATTGCGGAGCAGATCGCATGGGGCACACTTGCCACGGAAAATCAGTAATGACAAGCAGAGAGGAAGAAAGAAGATGAGCAATGACATGATTATATGGTCCTACCGGCTGGCAACATTCGCAATGGTAGAAGGTGCTGTGCTGTTATGGCTTGGCATGATCTATGGCTTTTGGATGATGCTTGTGGCTGTAATCTATAAGGAGCTGATTGAATATGCCAATAATGATGATATGGACCATGCAATCGAGATCTACAAAAAAAGCACCCTTGGGACTGGCATCCCGCAGGTGCAAATAACAAATAACACGATAAGAAGTATAACACGGAAGGGAGCGTGAATCAATGGTTACGATGCAGGTGCTTCCAAATCGTGAAGATTGGTTGAAGCACAGAACGAAGATCGGCGGATCAGATGCATCTGCAATACTCGGTAAGAATCCATACAAGACGAATGTGGAACTCTGGAAGGATAAGGCATTTCATCTGATGCCGGAGGATATCTCGGACAAGCCGTATGTGAAGTATGGCACCGAAGCAGAGAAGTATCTCCGGGAACTGTTCAAGATGGACTATCCGCAGTATGAGATGTTCTACGAGGAAAATAACATGTGGACAAATGACGCATATCCGTTCGCACATGCATCTCTGGATGGATGGCTCAAGGATGAAGCTGGCCGTATGGGTGTATGGGAGTGTAAAACTACAAATATCCTGCAGTCTCGTCAGAAAGAGAAGTGGGATCATCGTTTGCCGGAGAACTATTACATACAGATCTTGCATTATCTGATGGTGACAGAGTTTGAGTTTGTGGAGCTGAAAGCGCAGCTCAAATCAGTGTTCTCAGATGGAACGGTGTATTTGCAGACCAGACATTATCACATCGAGAGATCTGATGTGGAAGCGGATATTGAATATCTGGCGGATGAAGAGCGGAAGTTCTGGACATGCGTAGAGAACATGAAGGCTCCGCCGTTGGTGCTGCCGGAGATATAGGAGGATGTCTCATGTATGGATATATCTGTCCGACCTGTGGTGCACATCTGGATCCACAGGAGCGATGTGAGGAATGCACAGAGCAGAAGTTGAAGGATCAGCGGGAGAGCGAACGTATCAAGTCCCTGCTCTCGGTAGGTAAGGATGCTCAATATGAGCTGGTATTAAGTTAGGAGGATATGAATGGAGTTAAGAGTAGAACCGGTAACATTTCCGGAGGTAATTCAGTTTAACTATGAAGAATTGAAAGCAGAGATCACAAGCAAGGTAGAGATGTATAAGAATCTGGTATATACAGGCAGTGATCAGATTAAGGATGCGAACGCAGACAGAGCGGCATTGAATAAGCTTATTAAGGCTATGTCAGATGAGAGAATCCGTATCAAAAAGGATTGTTTGAAGCCATACGATGAATTCGAACGGAAAATTCGTGAACTCACGGATATTGTGAATGAGCCGGTACAGTTGATTGATAAGCAGATTAAAGAATATGAGCAGACGTTGAAGGAAGAGAAGCGGAAGGAGATTGAAGCACTCTTTGAGACAATTGGATTTCAGGCATTTGTAAAGCTGGAGATGATCTGGGATGAGAAGTGGTTGAATGCATCCGTATCGATGAAGTCTATCGAAGATGCGATGCGTGCCAGATTAAACGAGATTAGCACAGCGGTATTCACACTCAACAAGCTCCCGGAGTTTGGCTTTGAAGCGTTGGAACTGTACAAAGATACGCTGGATCTGCCAAAGGCAATCGAGAAGGCGCAGCATATGTCCGAAATCGCCAAGAAGAAAGCGCAGTACGAAGCAGAGGAAAAGGCGAGAAGAGAAGCCGAGGAAGCACGTGCGAAGCAGATTGCACAGGAGCAGGCATCGCAGCAGTTGGAACAGCCGGCGGAACAGATGGTTATGGATCTTGTTCCACAGGAAGCTCCGGCACAGCAGGAACTGGAGCCGTCAAAAGAGTGGATTCGGTTTGCAGCACTTCTTACAACCGAAGATGCACTTGCCCTGAAAGAATTCTTCCAGAGCAGAAATATAGAGTTTAGAGCAATTTAGGAGGATATGAAGATGGTAAAAGCAGAAAATGGAACAGCAATAATTAGTGGAAATGAAGGTATATGTGCGGTTGAAATTGCATCAATCCTTGGTAGTTTTAAGCATAACCTTCGTGTAAGTTATGACAAGAAGGATGCAGATGAAAAATACAAAAAGATTCTTACATTAGCGGATGCCACTTGTGATGAACTTATGAAGAAGGATAAGAGAGAGATGGAATCAGACAAGAAGGGCGGATTTGAACAGATCTTAGACCAGTTAGCCGAGACGCTTTCAGATATTGTAGTTGATGCGATTGTAAAGAAGGGAGACAAATAAGATGGTACAGAATAGTTTGGTTAAGAGTAAGCAGAATCAGATTCAGGACACGACAATGACCGGGTTCTTGAATCGTATGGATATCAAAGCGAATATTGAGCAGGCACTTGGTAAGGGAAATGTGCAGCGCTTTATCTCCGGCGTAGTATCGGCAGTCAGCGTGAATCCTGCTCTTGCAGAATGTACGAAGCCATCGATCCTGTCTGGTGCGCTGTTGGGAGAGAGCTTGAAGCTTTCCCCATCGCCACAGCTTGGTCATTATTACCTCGTGCCGTATAGCGACAATAAAGCCGGTACGAAGGTGGCACAGTTCCAGATGGGATATAAAGGGTATATCCAGCTTGCAATCCGCTCCGGTCAGTATAAAAAGCTTACTGTACTGGCTATCAAGGAAGGTGAGTTTGTCAGCTTTGATCCGATGAATGAAGAAATAAATATTCAGCTGATGGTTAATGACTGGGATGCACGAGAGAAAGCGGAGACGGTTGGATATTATGCGATGTTTGAACTTGTCAATGGATTTCGAAAGTCAATGTACTGGAGCAAAAATCAGATGCTTGCACATGCTGACAGATATTCGCAGGCATTCAGCAAAGATATGACGGCAATCAATACGAGATACGGCGTGAAGCATAAGGTGTCTTATGCAGATTATGTTGCCGGTAATTACGATCAGCGTGATTCGTGGATGTATTCAAGCTTCTGGTATAAGAACTTCGACGCAATGGCATACAAGACCATGCTCCGTCAGTTGATCAGCAAGTGGGGAATCATGTCTATCGAGATGCAGTCAGCATTTGAATCCGACATGGCATACATCAAAGAAGATGGTTCAAAGGTATATGTAGAAGATGAGCCGGTTGCAGATGTAGATGCTGCAGAGCCCTCACAGCTGGCGGAAACATCTGAGGAACAGGCGATAGATTCTCAGCAGGAAGAACGTGCACAGGTGGCTGAAGCGGAAATGCCGACGCCGGAGCAGGTGAACAACAGTGCCGCTGCCGCATTGTTTGGATAAGGTTATTGTACAAAGATATATCACAGTATTCTTTGTTTTATTGTAAGTCATTCTCTACCGCATTTATGGCGGTAGAGGGAAAGGAGTTACATGAGCAAATACAGAAGCAGGAAAGTGGTAGTTGACGGTATTACATTTGATTCCAAGAAGGAAGCGTGGCGGTACCGGGAGCTTCATTTGCTTGAACAGACTGGCGAGATTAGCAATCTGCAGATGCAGGTCAAATATGAACTGATTCCATCGCAATATGAACTGCGACCGGTCACATTGAAGAATGGATTTGTGAAGATGAAGAAGTTTTGCGTGGAACATGCATGTAGTTATATCGCTGATTTCGTTTATATAGATACCAACGGAGATACGGTCGTAGAGGATACAAAAGGATTCCGGACAAAGGATTACATCATAAAGCGGAAGCTGATGCTCTACAGACACGGCATCCGGATCAGGGAGGTGTGACAAGATGGGAGCAAATATCAGAGATACACATAAGGTTGTAAAAGCGATGCTTGAGAAACATCCAGAGACTCGGAGCAGTGACGGATGCTTATGTTACATGGTGTACAAGGAAATTGGCAAGAAGAACGGCGTAGATGTAGATAAGATTCCTCTTCAGCAGTTCTTCCTGCATATGCGAGAGTTGGGATTTCCAACAACAGAATCGGTCAGAAGAGCACGACAGAAGATTCAGGCAGAGTATAAGGAACTTGCCGGAAGCGAGTTCGTAGAATGTAATCGAACAATGCTTGAAGATGTTTATAAGGATTATGCAACCAGCATTATTAAATAGCTGGATTGAAAGGAAGGAGCAGATGGCACGTCAAAAGAGAGACGGATTGCTTTACTTCCCATTTGATACGGATTTCTTCTATGCGGATACAAAAATCAGAGCGCTCCAAGCACGATACGGCTCTGATGGATTGATGTTTTATATATTCCTTCTTACGGAGATATATAGAGAAAACGGATATTATATCGTATGGAATGCAGACAGTGAAGACAGCGCTATGGCGAGCTTGGGACTGTCCGAGGGTTCAATGAAGCAGATAATGACATTCTTGGCTAGCCGGTCACTAATCACGGAGATCACACTTGCTAGTTCGGACACTATCATTACCTCCCCTGGTATACAGAGACGATTTCAAGAGGCGGTAAAACGGCTGAAAAGAGATTTTGTTGTAGATTCTCGAATATGGCTTTTGAAAGAAGAAGATACCGCCCCTTGTATTAAAGTCACCCTTTTTGAAAATAATTCGCAGAATTATACCGATAAATCCGAGAAAAATGGGGATAAATCCGAGATTTATACCACAAAAGAAAGGAAAGGAAAAGAAAAGAAAGGAAAGGAAAGAGAGAGCGCACCCGCAAAGCATTCATATGGACCATTCGGAAATGTGATGCTGTTGGATGATGAATTCACCAAGCTCGCAGATAAGTACGGAGCTGATATTCGTAACGATGCAATCGAATTTCTTGATATGTACATTGAAGAGAAAGGTTACAAAACAAAGTCTCATTATCTCGCAATTATTCGATGGGTAGTAAATGCAGTGAATGAGCGCAGGCAGAAACAGAGACGAGGATATCAGAGCAATATGCCTAAGAGTATACAACCGACACAGGAGCGTGTATCTGCGCTTGATGAGATGGAAGCTCTCTTTCAACAGGAGGTGAATGGATTTGACAAAGGCAGAAAGAATTGAACTGCGAAATCAGAAGATCATGGAGAATATCAAACTCGTGTATTTTCATTTGAATAAATATCATGGATTCCCAAATTACGATGACATCATACAGGAAGGTGTACTTGCACTGGTGGAAGCCATTGACAGAAGCAAGGATCTGGAACACTTAAATCGAAATTATATCGGTATATATATCAACAGATATGTGGAAAGATACATTCAATTTGGAGATGTGACAGTACGTACACCATTTCACTGGAAAGATGTCGAGAAACCACAGTATGTATCACTCGACAAGATTGTAAATGATGATGGTGACAGTTATGGGGATTCGTTTCTGGAAGACAGACACGATTGTATCGGAGAACTTATTACGATGATGGATTTTGAACATATGGTAGATCAGTTGTCTCCGAGAACACAGAAGCCGATGCGGTGCATGCTGCAGGGATATGGCATGACCGATACAGCGAAAATGTGCGGTATATCGTTTGAGCGAGTGAGACAGATCAAGAAGCTGTGCAATAGAGAACTGGTTAAGTGAGGTGTGACATGACATATAGAGAATTTTTAGAAAGCAAAATCGACCTTGCAACAGACAGCGGATTTGCGGTTGATCGTTCAAAGATCAATCCGGCATTGAAACCACATCAGTCAGATGCCGTTGCATGGGCACTTAAGGGCGGACGACGGGCATTGTTTGAAGCATTCGGTCTGGGAAAGACGGTACAGGAGATAGAGTTCTGCCATTTGGCAGCAGAACATACCGGCGGCAGAGCTTTGATTGTATTGCCACTTGGAGTGAAGCAGGAGTTCACCAGAGATGCGGTGGAACTGCTTGGATATGAGAAGCCGGAGTATTGCCGGACGATGGACGAGGTCAAGGCGTGTGACAGTCAGATTGTGCTGACGAACTATGAGCGAGTGAGAGATGGAGATATAGATCCATCGTACTTTGCTGCAACGTCACTGGATGAAGCAAGTGTTCTCCGCTCATTTGGAAGCAAGACATATCAGACGTTCCTGGATAAATTCAAGAACGTTCCATATAAGCTCGTAGCAACGGCGACACCATCACCGAATAAGTACAAGGAGCTTATACACTATGCCGGATATCTGGAAGTCATGGACACCGGACAGGCGCTGACAAGATTCTTCCAGAGAGATAGTACAAAGGCAAACAACCTGACGCTGTATCCGAATATGGAAGATGAGTTTTGGTTGTGGGTGTCAAGCTGGGCGCTGTTCGTAACAAAACCATCAGATCTCAATCCGGAATATTCAGATGCAGGCTATGATCTGCCGCCGTTGGATGTGAGATGGCATGAGATACCGATTCACTACGGAGATACGGCGGATAAGGATGGACAGATGCAGTTATTCCAGGAGGCAGCAGAAGGATTGAAAGAAGCGGCAGCAGTCAAGCGGGATAGCATATATATACGAGTACAGAAGATGAAAGAGATTGTGGATGCTTCGCCGGATGACAATTTCCTGTTATGGCATGATCTCGAGAGCGAACGGCATGCAATCAAAAAAGCGTTGCCAGAGACAGTTGATATCTATGGAGCTATGGACTATAAGACGAGGGAACAGCGTGTGATTGACTTCTCAAATGGCAGGACAAGGCTGTTTGCCACAAAGAAATCATTGTCCGGTTCCGGATGCAATTTTCAGAGATATTGCCACCGTGAGATATTTCTTGGCATTGATTATGAATTTAATGACTTCATACAGGCAATCCACAGATGTTACCGGTTCTTGCAGAACCAGCCGGTTGTGATTGACATTATCTACATGGAGAACGAGCGGCAGATTAAGGAAGCCTTGATGAAAAAATGGAAGAATCACAATTACATGGTTCAGCGGATGGTTGAGATCGTGAAGAAATATGGACTGAATTCAGCGAATAAAGCTGAACGATTGGAAAGGAAGATGGGAGTGGAAGGAACAAGAGAAGAACGAACCGTGCGAGGAAATCACTATGAAGTGGTATACGGCGATTGTGTGGAAGAAACACGTGTCATGGCAAGTAACAGCGTTGATCTGATACATACGTCGATACCATTCGGCAATCACTACGAGTACAGCGCAAATTATAACGACTTCGGACACAATCAGGATACAGAGCGGTTCTTTGAACAGATGGACTACCTGACGCCGGAGCTTCTGCGAGTGTTAAAGCCGGGCAGAGTGGCGGCAGTGCATGTTAAAGATCGGGTGCTGTTTGGAAATGCGACTGGTACCGGTATGCCAACGATCGAGCCGTTCCATGCGGATTGTATCGAACATTACATGAAACATGGTTTTATGTATTTCGGCATGATCACAGTTGTGACGGATGTTGTGCGGGAGAACAACCAGACATATCGCCTTGGCTGGTCTGAACAGTGCAAGGACGGTACCAAGATGGGGGTAGGATGCCCGGAATATATCTTGTTGTTTCGAAAGTTACCAACGGATCACAGCAAAGCATATGCGGATGATCCGGTATCAAAGAGCAAGGAAGAGTACACAAGAGCACAGTGGCAGATAGATGCGCACGGCTATTGGAGATCATCGGGTAATCGTCTGATCAGTAAAGATGAGTTGAAAGAGATATCCGTAGATAATCTGCAGAAAGCATATAGAAAATACAGCAGAGAGAGCGTGTACAACTATGAAGAGCATGTGAAGCTTGCAAAAGAGCTTGATAAGGACGGCAGACTGCCGGCGACATTCATGGTGGTTGCTCCGGGTTCATGGAATCAGCTTGAAGTATGGGATGATATCAACCGAATGCGGACACTCAATACAACGCAGAGCCGGAGAAGGGCACAGATGCATGTATGTCCATTGCAGCTTGATATCGTGGAGCGAATCATCAACAGATACAGCAATCCGGGAGATGTCGTATATGATCCGTTCGGCGGACTTATGACGGTACCAATGACAGCGGTTAAGATGCACCGCTTCGGGAAAGGTTGCGAATTGAACCCTGATTATTTCAGAGATGGTGTCGGATATCTGCAGGCAGCAGAAAACGAGATGGACGAGCTTACACTGTTTGATTTTATGCCGGGGGTGATGGAGTGAAGCAAGAGCAATTTTACTTCTTGGAAGATATTGAGATTGATAAGCCGGATGTGGAATTCCAGAAGTGGAAAGAACAGAAGCGTGAAGCCAAAAGCCGGATGATTGCCATGCAATATCAGCCATATGAAGTAAAAAAGAAGAGGTCAGAACTCCGTGCAATAGAATTTCTTCAGGAGATGGATAAACGTGGAAAAACAGCACATGTGAGTGTCGGTGGACTTGATAGTATTACATTGCATGTATTCTTGAAATCTATCGGAATTGATGTACCGGCAATATCAGTATCGAGTTTGGAAGATGCAAGTATTCAGAGAGTGCATAAAGCACTTGGTGTGACAATTCTGCATTCATATAAGACAAAGACACAGGTTTTGAATGAAGTTGGATTTCCGGTAATCAGTAAGCGTATAGCAGGTAAGATTGCATTGTTACAGAATCCGACGGAAAAGAATAAAACGGTCAGACATGCAATTATTACGGGTGAATGTGGAGAACTCGGACATTTTCAGAAGAATAGCCGGATGAAACTGCCGCAGAAGTGGTTGAAATTGTTCGGAGGGTATGAAAACGAAAATGAAGGAGTGAACTATCAGAAACCGGATTTCAAGGTATCAAATGATTGTTGCTACTGGCTCAAAGAAAAACCATGTGACGACTGGGCGAGGGAACATCAGAGCTATCCGTATCTTGGAATGATGGCGTCGGAAGGTGGACAGAGAGAAGAAGCGCTTACTGACCACGGATGCAACTACTATGGGAAAACCACAATGCGATCGGCTCCGTTTGCTCCGTATATGCGAAATGACATATTAAAGCTGGCGTTGGAAATGGATGATTGGTATCACAAAAACATGGATGTGTTTGAGAAGTTGTACTATGAGCAACCTTACAGCAAAGACAAGAACGGAAATGTAATACCATATGAACCGGTTGAGAGCATAATACCGGATATTTACGGCGATGTAGTACAGGATCAGTGTGGAAATCTTCGGACTACTGGAGCACAGCGAACCGGATGCAGTATGTGCGGGTTTGGAATCCACATGGAGAAAAGGCCACATAGATTTGATAAATTGCGAGAACGTAACCAGAAAGAATGGGAGTATTACATGTATCGGTGTTGTACAGACCCCGAGACTGGAGAAAAATATGGCTGGGGAAGAGTTCTCGATTACATAGGCGTTCCGTGGGAAGATTACCCGGCAATTCAGATGGAGTTACCATTAGATCAGATGATGTAGCGTCGAAATTTGTCGAACTTTGAAAATTGAATTGTGATGGTTGGAATGGTATAATATCCTTACCAATACGAAGGAGGATATGTATTATGGGAAATGTAGATCAGTTATTCAAAGAATATGGTGTTACAAAAGATGAGCAACGCAAAATTATGGATGTAATGGATAAATACAGAATCCGGATTTCCAATGGTGAAAAAGTTAGTTATTCGGAATATGAATCGGACATTATATCTATATTTGGTGGAAACCGTCAGGCAATGTTGCGTCAACCGGCTATTGAATATCATTTTTGCGAATTTGTCGCAAGAGATTTCATGGAAGACGGAAGATGGGAAGAAGTATTTCATGCTTTGTATGACAAATTTCCAAAGTTTGGAGGAAAAATAGAATAGTCAATAATGACACCGGTACCAACCATCATTATTCGATGGTTGGTATTTTTTTGCGCAAAAATAAAGGAGAGTGAAGTTATTGAAGAAAATGAAAGTAAAGAACTATCTGCAGCAGGTACAGAAGATTGATGCTGTGATTACAAACAAGATGATCGAGCGGGAGCAGTGGCTTACATTGGCAAGCTCATTGTCCGGACAGACGGATGGAGAGCGTGTGAAGTCGTCAGGATCCAACCAGAAGATGGAAGATTCGGTCGTAATGGCCATCGATGCTGCAAGAGATATTGATAAGTATGTGGCAAGGCTCAGAGATGTTAAGAGCGAGATCAGCGAAGTAATTCAGCAGATTCCGGTCAAGGAGTACAATGTGTTGCACAAGCTCTACATTCAAGGCAAAGACCTTGACGATGTGGCAGCGGACAACAAGAAATCGTATTCGTGGGCGTCAACCATGCACGGAAGGGCACTTGCTCACGTTCAGGGCGTGCTTGATACGTTGGAAGCTCTCCCGGAGAACAGCGGGAAGTATCGTTTTCGGAAGGGGTTGAAGCTGTGAGTGAATATCCATGCAAGGGATGCGCAAACAGAAAGGTAGGTTGCCATGGCGAGTGTGAAGGCTACAAAGCATTCGCCACGGAGCAACGGAAGAAAAATGAGTGTATCAGAAAACAAAAAGATGCTTTGAACGATTATTTGGATATGAAACGAGATGCTGTAAAGCGGGCGAAAAGGAGGAGATGATAAAAATGAGAGACAATGGATGCAGTGGATGTAAGTATGAACATTTAAAGGGAAGCGAAAAACCATGTTGTGATTGTGCCAATATGTATATGGATAAGTATGAACCAATAACAAATGCCGACAGGGTCAGAAATATGTCAGATGAAGAGTTGGCAGAGTTTTTAGATATTGTCGGAGAAGATGGCATTTCATCACAGTATACAGATGTTCCGTGTGATTGCTGCTGCGAAAAAACAGAATGCTCTAAATGTTGGAAAGAATGGCTTCAATCAGAAGCAGAATAGGAGAGAATATGGAAGATAGATATTTATTCAAGGCGAAGAGAGTTGATAACGGAGAATAGGTGCAAGGCTATTTATATGGCATTTGGGAAAAGAGATATATTCTTTGGGGGATGACAAATGATGTTCCCAATATGATTGAAGTAGATCCATCTACAATCTGCAAATGTACAGGCTTGAAGGATAAGAACGGCAAGCTGATTTGGGAGAATGATGTTGTAAAAGATAAACATGGTAATTTTTATAAAGCATTTTGGCAGGACAATTATTATCAGTTCTCTTGGATTTGCGTCAAATCAGATGTATTTTCAATCGGTGCAAAGTGGAATTTGTGGAGCTTCAAGAGTTTTGAAATTGAAGTTACAGGCAATATATTTGACAATCCAGAGTTAGAAAGCGAGGGATAATATGACAAAGAGTGAAGCGGTTAAGGAATTTCAACAAAACATTGACTTACCATTTGGAAGTAACGTATCAAAAGAAGCGGCAAAGATGGCAATACAGGCACTTGAAGAAGTACAGAAGTACAGAGAAATCGGAAGCATAGAAGAGTGCCGTGCGTCGAGAGAAAAGCAGAAGATACCGAAGAAACCGATATATATTGCAAATTTAGGTTGTACAGCATTATGGTTATGCCCAGTATGCGAAAGAAGAATAATCAGAAGTGATTTAGTTTACTGCCATCAGTGCGGACAGAAATTAGATTGGAGTGATGAAAATGAGATTGATTGATGCGGATGTATTAGTTAAGGATTTATTGGAACAGATACCTTTAGCAGAAAATGTGCCAATATTTAAAGATATTATTGAAAGCCAGCCTACCGCCTATGACATTGACAAAGTAGTAGGGCAACTAAAGAAAGTCTCATACGAACGATTCGGGAATACCGGCATGGGCGGAGAGCTTGTAGTTAATTTGGATGATGCAATTGAGATTGTAAAGGCAGGTGGTAAAATCTATGGGAAAGTTGATTGATCCGGAAAGATTAAAGAGCAGATTGGAAAGTTATGCTGAAACATACAAGAGTGCCGGCATGGATGTACCGTATGATATGGCGGTTGTGACGGATATCATTGATCGCAGCATTAACAGTTACAATGTGGATTATGTAGCAGAGAATGTAACGGATATGCTGGAGGGTATCGTTGACGAAAATCTACTGAAAGACGTGGTGGCATGCATCAAAAGAGGGTATAGTTTGATTGCATACACCTAAAATCAGTATAAAGATTGTGAAAAAGTTGTAATTTTTTTGACTTATTTGTATAACATGAGACGAGATATCTGTGTTATAGTTAATGTATTATAAATGGAAGTTGAAGGCATCGTGCATTTTGCATGGTGTCTTTTGCTTTATGCCTGCCGTACTCTTTAGCTGATCATATCCTCCGGTGCGGTAGGCTTTTTGTTTGGATGGATATTGTAAAGGATGGTGATTGTGATGGCTAAGCTTACAGCCAAACAGCAGAGATTCTGTGATGAATACCTGATTGATCTGAATGCCACACAAGCAGCTATCAGAGCAGGGTATTCGAAGAAAACGGCAAATAGAATCGGAACTGAAAACTTGTCAAAACTTGTAATCAGAGAATATATAGAAAACCGGATGGCGGAGAAAGAAGCGGCACTGATTGCCAATCAGGATGAGGTACTTAAGTATCTTACATCTGTGCTTCGTGGACAGAGCAAATCGACAGAGATTGTGATTGAAGGCTTGGGCGATGGAAGCACAAAGGCTCGGAAGATGGAGAAAGAGCCATCTGAGAAGGACAAGCTGAAGGCGGCGGAGCTTCTGGGCAAGCGATATGGATTGTACACCGAGAAGGTGGAAGAGAAAGTCGATATGGAATTGAATGTGACTATCGATTATGGAGATGAAGAAGATACCGGCGGTGATGCCGATTGAATCTGAATGTAAAGGCAAATCCGTGTTTCCGGGAGGTAGACCGAAGCACGAAGCGATATATTGTGATGAAAGGCTCTGCCGGTTCAGGAAAGAGTGTTGACACAGCGCAGAACTACATTCTCCGGCTTATGAAGGATAAGGGCAGAAACCTTGTGTGTGTCCGTAAGTCGGATATCACGAACAGAGACAGCACCTATGCAGAGCTTACAGGTGCCGTGTATCGGATGTTTGGAGATAAGGCGGAGCGATATTGGAAGATGACCACATCGCCGTTGTCGCTTGAATGTCGGGCGAATGGCAACCGCATTATATTCCGTGGAATGAATGATGATAAGCAACGAGAGAAACTTAAGTCAATCACTTTCCAGAAGGGAAAGCTCACAGATGTGTGGTGCGAAGAAGCAACAGAGCTGACGCAGGCAGATGTGGAAATTATAGATGATAGATTGCGTGGAGAATTGCCGCCCGGGCAGTTCTACCAGCTTAGAATGACCTTCAACCCGGTGAATAAGAATCATTGGATAAAGAAGGTCTATTTCGACAGATATGATCCGGATGTGCTGACGCACCATAGTACATATCTTGGTAACCGCTTTATTGATGCGGCGTATCATCGCCGTATGATGCGTAGAAAAGAAGTAGATCCTGAGGGCTACAAGATATATGGTCTTGGCGAATGGGGCGAGATAGGCGGCTTGATTCTTCATAACTGGGAAGTCGCGGATGTATCGCAGAATCTGAATGATTATGATGATATCGCAATCGGTCAGGACTTCGGTTTCAATCATGCGAACGCTATCTTGCTTCTGGGTATCAAGGATGATGATATATACATTCTCGATGAGATATATGTGCATGAGAAGGAAACAGCAGAGATCATTCCGCTGGCGATTCAGCATGCTATACCGACGAATAAGCCTATGTGGTGCGATTCCGCAGAGCCGGATAGAATCAAGACATGGAAGGGCGCTGGCTATCGTGCCAAGGGCGTTGATAAGGGCGGTTCCGCCGGATCTGTCAAAGCTCAGATAGACTGGCTCAAGGGCGTGGTCGATAAGAATCACATTATACGAAGAAGAATATTTGTTGCACCTCATTGTGTAAATACAATTAAGGAGCTGCAACAATGGAAATGGAAAAAGGACGAGCGAACAGGTGAGTATACTGACGAGCCGGTTCCAATCATGGATGATGCGATGGCGGCACTTCGATATGGCATCGAAGGATGGCGTAAGCCTTGTCCATGGCTTATTTAATTAGAAAGGGCAAAGAATGTGCTGACGGTAGACGAGATTAAAAAGTTCATAGACGACGATAAAACGAGCGAGAAGAAGCAGTTTGCAAAGGTCGGCGAGCGGTATTATGACGGAGATAATGACATCAAGCAGTACCGCTTATTTTATTACAATGCAGATGGCAATCTGGTTGAAGATAAGACTCGAAGCAACGTGAAGATACCGCACCTATTCTTTACGGAGCTTGTAGATCAGGCGGTGCAGTATATATTATCCGGCAATCGAAACGGAGAACGCATTGTGCGATCGGATGATCCAGAGCTCCAGAAGCATATGGATAAGTATTTCAATAACAATGATATCTTCATGGATGAGCTGGCGGAGTGCATCACAGACTGCAAGGTAAAGGGATTTTCGTACATTTATGCATACAAGGATGCGAATGACAGATATGCATTTGCTACAGCGGATTCCATGGGTGTGGTTGAAGTGCGTGAGAAAGACACGGATGATGGATGTGCATATGTGATTTACTATTATACGGACCGTATAGATAAAGGACACAAGGTTATAACACGTGTGCAGGTGTGGAGTGAGAAAGATACGACATACTATGCGATGGTTGACGACGGCGAACTCATGATTGATGATTCCGTAGAGATCAATCCAAGACCGCATATCCTGTACAAGAAGAATGGCGGGAAGGAAGATGATACATACTATGAATCGCTCGGATTTATTCCGTTCTTCCGGCTGGATAATAACAAGAAGCAACATTCGTCTCTGCGACCGATTAAACCGCTGATTGATGATTATGATCTGATGGCATCGAGCTTATCCAATAACCTGATTGATTTCGACACCCCCTTGCATGTGGTTAAGGGATACGAAGGCGACAACATGGACGAGTTGCAGACGAATCTCAAGACAAAGAAGATAATCGGCACAGGAGAGAATGGCGATGTCGACATCAAGACAGTTGATGTGCCGTATCAGGCACGTAAAGAGAAGATGGAGCTTGATGAGAAGAACATCTACCGCTTCGGTATGGGACTGAATACAGCAGGATTGAAGGATACGGCTGCAACGACCAACATTGCAATCAAGGCGGCATATTCGCTCTTGGAACTGCAGTGTAATAAGCTTGAGATTCGGTTGAAGAAGCTACTCCGGCACCTTGTACGGATTGTAATTGAAGAGATCAACAAGACAGAGCAGAAGGGTTATCAGGAATCAGACGTATATTTCAAGTTTGAGCATGTGATTATGAGCAACGCTCAGGAGAATGCACAGATCAAGCTTACGGAAGCACAGACGCATCAGGTTGTTATCAACACGATCATGTCTTTAACAGATACCTTAGACGATGAGACAATTATCAAGGCAATCTGTGATGAGTTAGATATTGACTATGAAGAAATCAAGGACAAGTTGCCGAAGGATGCAGAGAAAGATACAGCGGATGCCAAGCAGTTGTTGAATGGGGTTGTGACGAATGAACAAACGACAGAAGGAAGTTCTGCAAGCACAACTGAATAGTGAGGAAGAGGTAATTGCACAGTTAAAAAGCACGTATGGGCAGGCTCTAAGGGATTGTGAAGCAAAGATACAGGAGTTATCGATGCGGGCAGACCTTGAGCCTGAAAATATACAGTCAATCATATATCAAAAGCAATACCAGGAAGCAATCAAAGCGCAGTTGGAAGGAGCACTTGCAAATCTGCAATCAGATTCATATGCAACTGTATCTGATTATCTGACACGGAGTTATCAGGATGGATACCTTGGCTCTATGTATGATATGCAAGGGCAGGGAATCCCTCTTGTGATGCCGATAGACCAAGAAGCTGTGACAAGGGCGGTGTTGCTTGATTCTCAGCTATCCACGTCTCTGTATGACCGAATGGGTGAAGATGTAAAGGCAATCAAGAAATCCGTGCGGCAGGAAGTATCGAGAGGAATTGCGCAGGGCATGACGTGGAGTAGCATTGCATCCAACCTTGCCCGGAATATGAAGCATACGCCGTTCCAGAAGGCGTATAACAACTCAATCCGGATTGCACGGACAGAAGGGCACCGCATACAGAATCGTGCTGCATTGGACGCACAGAAGAGAGCCATAGACAGGGGTGCAGAGGTTGTAAAGCAATGGAATGCGGTACTTGATGGAAGAACAAGATCCGAGCACCGAGAGCTGGATGGACAGATACGAGAAGTCGACGAGATGTTTGAGATTGCCGGATATAAGGCAGAGGCTCCGGGATTGTTTGGTGATCCATCACAGGATTGTAATTGCCGTTGCTGTCTGGATCAGAGAGCGAGATGGGCACTTAACTGCGGGATTGTGAAAATGGATAATTTCTCGAAACAAACAGTCACTTTCGAATCTCCAGAAGAGTATGCGGAGTGGAAAAAAGTATACTGGTCTGATGAAAATATCGCATATATGCAGCACGTTACGGCGATGGAGAAGAAATATGGCAAGAACTTCGAGAAGATGCTTAATTCCATGACCGATAAGGAATATGAGAAGTATAAGCTGTTGTTGGATAACAATCCGATGTATAAGTCGAAAGAGACGCTTGTTAAGAATGCAGAAGAAGCTAAAACTGCATTGAAGAATAGAGTTGGCTTTAGAAACTGTAATATAGATTCAATGGACGAAAGACTGATTGTGGATAATACAAATCAGCTGATCCGTCTGGAAAGCAAATTCGGAGTAATACATAAATCCGATTTTGTAGATATTGATGTAGACGAAGGTAATTTCGCCGGAAATGTGAATAGCAGCAGATTATCACCAGCAAGTCAATATTTGGTTCTGAATAAAAAACGTTATACGAATAGAGATTCCCTGATAAAGAAGGAAATCAAAGATATGGATAGTGGATACTCAATGCCTTTTTCACATACAAACGAAGAAGCTTCCATAGCAACGGTAACTCATGAATATGGACATATGTTACAGAATGTTATCAAGAAGGACTATATGGAGTCTCTTGGTTGGAAAAATTCAGATATGCTTGCATTTGTAAATAAAAGCGCAAAAACGGACAAGGCAAAATATAAGTGGTATGCAAATGCTCAAAAAACTGTTCAAAATAACTGCTATGATGAAATAATTGCAATTGCGAAAAGAAACAATCCTGCATTTGATTTGGACGCAAATATATCAGAATATGGAAAGACAAGTAAGGCAGAGTTTTTTGCAGAAGTATTTGCCAACAGCCAGCTCGGAAAGCCTAATGAATTAGGTGTAGCTATGAATGAGTGGCTAGACAAGAAATACCTTGCAAATGGCGTGGAAAATGGTACAATAAAGCTAAGTAATATAGATGTTCGTAAGAAGTATATTGAAGAAGTTTCAAAGATAAAAGGTACTATAGATAATAATCTTCCAATCGAACAACAAGCCAGACAGGCTTTTGAAGCTAGAAATCGAATACGGACGGAAGCCAGAAGCTTGATGGCAGATGAAGCAACACGGGTACAGTTGGAAAAAGAAAGGCCTAATAAGACATTTGAAGAACTCATCTCTTCTAAGATGAAAAGGAAGGGAATGACCAGGGATGAAGCAATCAGAGATATTTATGATACTGCAACCAAAACAAACGCAAATGTGAATAGAGAGTTAGGATTGGGTGGTGATTGAGATGTTTGAATATAATATTTGCAAAGAAGCTAGTAATGAAGAGTTCAAAAAAGCTTGCAATAAAATTGAACAGAATATTAGTAATTTAAGCTCTGGCGATCCACTTGTAGATGTTGACGGATCAGTAGTGAAGATTTATAAAAATAGTGATGATACGATAAAAGTATTTAATGATTATGAGGTTGATGCTGTTTGGATAGAATCAACCATAAATCTTGATAGAGTATTAAAGTAGAGAAAGCACTCCGCAGTAGCAGGGTGCTTTTTCTGTGTAACAAAATAATTATGTAATTTAGACCATGATTAAAACGTGGTCTTTTTTTATGCCCAAAATCGGCTTAAGGCGATTAAACTGTGACGAATACTTACTCCGGCAAGAGTGATAACTGCCATGCGTGACTGCGATTAAAGTCAAGAAAGGATGGAAACTATGGAACTGAAAGATGTGTTAGGAGAAGAACTGTACAAACAGGTTCAGGCGAAGATTGATGAGCAGAACTCGAAGGAAGAGGACAAGCTCAAGCATGTTCGATTTGCGGATCTGTCGGAAGGAAACTACATCAGCAAAGAGAAGTATGATTCCGAAACCGAGAGATTGAATGGACTGATCACCGGCAAAGACACGGAGATCGGCAACGCAAATAAGCTCATCGAAGAACTGAAGAAGGCTTCCAAGGGCGAAGAAGGTATGCAGCAGAAGATTTCAACGTATGAGGCGGAGAATGCCCGCTTGCAGCAGGAACTGGAAGAGACAAAGGTCAGCTCCGCATTGAAAGTCGCTTTGTTATCAGCCAAGACGGATGATACCGATTATATGACATTCAAGATCAAGGAGATGCTGAAAGAGAAGGGCGAAGAACTCAAAATCGACGATGATGGCAATATCAAAGGTTGGGATGATATGCTCACAACCCTCAAGACGCAGTTCCCGGCACACTTCGAGAGTTCAGAAGGTGAAAGTCGACAGATTATTGAAAATAAGCTGGACAAGGGAGATCCGGCTGGCGGTTCTGCAGAGCCTAAGGATTTAGCAGAAGCGTTGAAACAGCAGTATGAAGCCGTAACGAACGGCTAAGAAAGGAAAGGTGAAAAACTATGGCAATGACATTAGAAGAAATGAAGAAAGGTATGAGCGATAAGGTATTCTCACAGATTGTGGATATCTTCTTGCGGCAGTCTACCGTGCTCCAGATGCTTCCGTTTGACGATTGTGTATCTGCATCCGGCGGTGGTTCAACAATGAAATACAAGTATCTTAGAAAGGTGCTTCCAGCTACAGCAGAATTCCGTAAGCTTGGCGGTTCTTATACAAACTCTGTAGCTACAAAGCAGGAGTGCGAAGCAAACCTTGCTATTATGGGCGGCGCTGTACAGATGGACAGAGTGCTTAATATGGTGGCAGGAAACTTCGACAACCTTGCATACCAGATTGAGGAACATATCAAGGCGATTGTTTCTCTGTTCCACTATACACTGATCAACGGTGATGCAACTACAACTGCATCAACAGATCATCCAGAATTTCAGGGACTGGATTCTATGCTTGCAGGAACAGCAACAGAGTATGGAGCATCCAAGTCCATTGACTTGTCAACTATCGATCAGCTCAAGGCAAATGCGGACGAGTTCTACGAAGCACTTTCGCTTCTGATCCAGACAACCGCTGCAGATGCTGTTCTTACGAACACAGAGATGATTACAAAGATCCAGACTGTTGCTCGTGTGCTCGGCTATAAGACAGAGAGCGAAGAAGCATTCGGAAAGCGTATTACAACGCTGGATGGTGTCAAGTTCGTTGACATGCAGAATCATTATACTGTGAGCGGAAGCGATGCGACCGCAAATTCGGTTGTAAAGAAGGGAATCAGCAGAAAGATTGGATCAGCAGAGACAGCAACAACAGGACTGACAGACATCTATACAGTCAAGTTTGATGTGAACGATGGTTTCCATGGCATCAGTCTGAATGGTGGTTCGGTTATCAACAAGTACCTGCCTGATTTCAGCAAGCCGGGCACAGTAAAGGACGCAGAAGTCGAGATGATCGCTGCAACAGTATTGAAGAATACACAGCATGCAGGTGTACTTCGTAACATCAAGATTGCGTAAGCAAAGAGAGGATAGGTGATAAATATGCCAGCAAAGACAGAGACAAAGGCTGTAAAGTGGCTTGTAGTCGTTAACAATGCGCCTGCTTATTGCGGAGTTGGTGCCGGTGGCGTCCAGTTCGCAAATGGACAGGCTGTGATTGATAGCGAGCGCATGGCATCCTGGTTTGAGGAACATGACGGATATACTGTCACAAAGCAGCAGTAAGGCGGTGATCATATGATTATGACCGTTGAAGAGTTGAAATCATATATCGATATTACTGCGAAGGATCCGGTGCTTGAAGCAAAGCTTCAGGCGCTGGAGCTTCTTATACGGAAGTATACAAATAACAACTTCCAAGACAGAAACAGACGATTTAATGCAGAGGTCAAGAGCGGAGTGCTACAGGGTGCATCGAATCTGTTTGCAGAGGGTGACACCGTACAAATATCGGAATCGTTGTATAACGATGGATTGTATGTGATTAAGGGCATTGATATGGACAATGCACATATGGATTTTGATGAGCCACTTTCGGATGAAATATGTGTACTTGTAACGAAGGTCAAATATCCTATGGATGTGAAGCTCGGTGTAGCAACTATGCTGAAATGGGATATCGAGAACCGGGACAAGGTCGGTATTCAGTCGGAGACACTTAGCCGACATTCTGTGACGTATTTCAACATGGATGGCGATAATTCGCTTATGGGATACCCAAAGTCACTTCTTGGATTCCTGAAGCCGTATATGAAAGCGAGATTTTAAATGGATGGTGATTAGATGATTTGTGGAAATATAACCGGTCAGATTCAGCTCTGTAAGACAGAGACGAATATCATCGGTTCATGCGATAAGACATGGGAGACTGTGGATGATATAACAGGGTACCTTGATCTATCGACAGGAGACAGCAAGTACACAACATACAATGCTAAGATTCAGGAATCGACGCATGTATTTCTTGCGGATTATAAGAAATTGGACAGCCGCATCAAGGCGGAGAACAGCCGTATGGGGATCAATGGAAAGGTGTATGACATCATGGTGATTGATGATCCGATGGAGCTGCATGAGCAGTTGGAGATCTATCTGAAATACACAGGAGGTCAGTAATATGTCCGATGTAGAGTTTACAAATAATTCCATACAGATCAAGAAAGCGATCAGAGAAAAAGCGATTGCATTTCTCACTGAAGCAGCCGGAGAGGTTCAGACCGCCGTACACAATGCATCCAGAGTAGATACTGGAGAGACAAGAGGTTCATACACTTATGTAGTCGATGAATCTGAATTAGAAGCAACAGTTGGATCTCCAGAAGAAAATGCCATCTGGGAAGAGTTCGGTACTGGCGAATATGCCGTGAATGGTAATGGTCGTAAAGGCGGCTGGTATTATGAGGATAAGAAGGGAAATGGACACTTCACACATGGTAAGACACCGAACAGACCGCTTGAAAAAGCCTTCAAGGCTACGAATGGTGCAATTCAGAATCGAGCAAATGAAATATTTGGAGAGTTGAAATAATGAGTATAGCAGCATTAAATTATGTTGGTGAACTAATGACGTCCAGCTGGATTCCATACCAATTCGGAGAATGGGTTGGCGAAATCCCAGACCGATATTATGTTGGAGAGTACATGGAAGATGATTCTCCGACAAAGGAAGAGGATGGAAGTCAGGGGACAACATTTATATTGAATGGATGGACACGTGGGAATCCGATTCTATTTGAGCAGGACAAAGAAACAATAGAGAGATTCTTACCACAGTCACGCATGAATCCAGATGGTTCGTGTGTGGCTGTTTTTTATTCAAATGCATTTTCGGTACCGACCGGAGATGGGACCTTGAAAAGAATTCAGATCAATTTGACTATAAAAGAATGGAAGGTGATATAAATGGCAGAAAACACATGGAGAGAATTATGCGTATCTGGTGTAACAGAGAATACGCCGAAACGGATACTGTTAAATGCGTGTGTGCTGTACAAAAACTTTAAGTATGACACAAGCAAGAAGGTGTGGACAGGTACTTTGCTTGGTGCTACATCTGGCGGTACAAAGTTCACGATTGCTCCAGAGATTACAAACATCTCGGTTGATGGTGTGCTTGTTAATGCGAAGGGACTTGTGCAGAAAGTCGGCGAGACGGCAAAGGTTGAGACGAATATGGTCGAGCTCACAAAAGACTGGTTGAAGGCAACAACAATCGGACAGGAAGGCACGTCGGTAGATGAAACAATGGATGTGATTGAATCCAAGGCAACAATCGAAGACAGCGATTATGTCGAGAATTTTGCATGCGTCGGATACAAGACGAACGGAACACCTGTGATCGTATTATTTGATTATGCACTTTGTACATCTGGATTGTCAGCAGATACGAAGAACAAAGAAGCATCAACAATCCCAACGACATTCGATTGCTATGCTGAGCTCAAGGCAGGCGCTATGACGAATGTGCTTCCGTATCATATCTATATGCCGAAGGAAGTTGTTGAGAGTAATACAGTTGATCAGTTGCTGGATGATGCAGCGTAATACCGAATATTAGGAGGATAAGTAACTATGGAAAAGGAAATGACAACAGAAACAGAAGTAATGCAGGGAACAGTGGAGGAACATGTACAGGAAGAGAAAAAGCCATACACGCTTCGAACTCTGAAATCGAAAGATATCTTTCCGATGATGAAGATTATATCATCTGTCGGAATCAGCAAGTTTTCTGACTGCTTTTCATCGGATGCAACTAAGCGCCTGATAGAAAAATCGAAACAGAATCAGAATATCACGATGGAAGATGTAGAAGAGCTCGGTATGGGCATTGCATTTGAGATTGGCGATGTTATCCTGTCGAATCTTCCGAATGCTGAGAAATACATCTATCAGCTTCTTTCGAATCTGTCAGGTATGACTGTGAAGGAACTCGAAGATATGAATCCGGGAACATTCATTGCGATGATTATGGACGTTGTCAGACAGAGTGGATTCGCAGATTTTTTCAAGGTTGCTTTGAAATCTATCGGGTAGGTGATTTAGAGTTTTGGGACTTGCTATTCAAGCGATATGCAAGTCCTTTTCTATTTTTGGATGAGATGATTGCGACAGATCGCTTGGTAGAGTTCGTGGATTCAATTGTGAAGCGGACGAACAAGGATACCGAAGAGGATGTGCTGTGGGAGTTTTTCTTGAACAAGGTGCAGGGAGAATCCTATGAGGATTTCGTAAATCGTGTACGTGGTCAGGCATCATCTCAGAAATCACTATCTGACGAGGAAATCAAAGCGATGGTGGAAAATTCAATGAATGCATTCGGCATTGAATTGGTTTAAAAGGAGAATGCGATGGAATTATTTAAGATCTTTGGTCGAATCGCACTCAAAGGGCAGCAGGAAACGGAAGACGGCTTGGATTCCGTTTCCGGTAAAGCGTCAAAAGTAGGTGATGTGTTTCTCAAAGGAATCGGGACGATTGCAAAGTGGGGTGTGGCTGCGGCTTCGGTAGCTGCAACAGCAACGGCGGCACTTGTGAAGAGCGCTGTGACAGCATATTCGGATTACGAGCAGTTAGTCGGCGGTGTCGAGACACTGTTCAAGGATTCGGCAAGTGAAGTACAGAAATATGCTGCAAACGCATATCAGACGGCTGGATTGTCCGCAAATGAATATATGGAAACTGTCACAGGCTTTTCGGCGTCGTTGTTACAGAGCTTGGATGGAGATACAAAGGCAGCGGCTGAAAAGGCAAATGTAGCGATCACGGACATGTCCGATAATGCAAATAAGATGGGTACCTCGATGGAATCCATCCAGAATGCATATCAGGGATTCGCAAAGCAGAACTACACGATGCTGGATAACCTGAAGCTCGGCTATGGCGGTACCAAGGAAGAGATGCAACGGCTTTTGGAAGATGCGGAGAAGCTATCAGGACAGAAGTTTGATCTATCATCATATGCGGATATCGTAGATGCTATCCATGTTGTGCAGACAGAGATGGGCATCACAGGAACTACTGCAAAGGAAGCGGCAACAACTATTCAGGGATCTGTGAACATGACGAAGGCGGCATGGCAGAATCTTGTCGTTGGAATCGCTGATGATACGCAGGATTTCGATGTACTTGTCAATAATTTTGTAGAATCCGTTACGACTGCCGGTAATAATATTCTGCCACGAGTGGAAATTGCCTTGAAGGGTGTTGGTACGCTCGTAGAGAAGCTTGCGCCGGTGATTGCAAAGACGGTACCGAATATCGTATCAACGACGCTGCCGAGTATGATCAAAGCAGGAACGAGCATGATCCGGGCGTTGCTGGATGGATTGCTTAAGGCTGTGCCGGAGCTGATACCATGCTTTAAGGACATTATCAATCAGCTGATTGAGGTGATAGTGGACAATCTGCCACTTATCATTGAAGCTGCAGTTACGATTGCCGGAGCAATTGTATCAGGACTTGTAGAGGCATTGCCGGATATACTCGATGCAGGTATTGAGTTGATACAGAGCCTGGCACAGGGACTTACAAATGGCATCCCGACGATTTTATCGACAGCAATTACAATTGTAAGTCAACTTGCATCAACATTGATTCAGAACGTGCCACAGATTGTGCAAACTGGCATTCAGTTACTATTAGGTTTAGTGAATGGAATTTTGCAGGCGGTACCGCAGTTGCTTCAGGAGCTTCCGGGTATTATAACGCAAGTGGTTAACAATTTGTTATCCTGTATTCCTATGATCATCGAGTGCGGAATTGAATTATTGACATCCTTGGTTGATGCATTGCCACAGATTATACAGTCGATTGTTGCAGTATTACCGCAGATTATATCGAGTATAATTGGGGCGCTGCTTTCACATATTGATGAAATCATTCAGGCTGGAATTAAATTGCTCGTTGCCTTGGTTGATGCATTACCGGAAATTATACTTACAATTTGTGAGGCACTACCACAGATTATAGAAGCAATCACGAGTACGCTGATTGATCATCTTGGTGATATAGTTGAAGCTGGCGTTGAGTTATTTATGGCACTGGTTACAAATCTCCCTCAGATAATTGTTGATATCGCAGGAAAGGTGCCGCAGATTATAGCGGGAATTGTTGCAGCGATAGGAATGAGTCTTCGAGAAATGGTATCAGCCGGAAAGCAAATTATGCTTAAATTGTGGGAAGGTATGAAAGCAATTGCCCCGGATATAGCTGCGTGGACAAAAGAATTTGTAAAGAGTATTTTCACACTGAATATAAATGTGGGTGGTGTGGCACAGAATATTGCAAATAAAGCGGCGCAAGCAACAGGCTCTGGAAATACAGGAAGTTTTACAGCTAGAAAGCATGCAAAAGGCGGTGTTGTTGAGAAAGGTGAGATTGCACTTCTGGAAGGTGACGGAGCGGAAGCGGTTGTACCGCTGCATCAGAATCGCATGTGGATTTCGCGAGTAGCGCAGGATATGAAGAATGCGTTAGATTATGGTCAGTCATCATCTGGAAGCAAAAATGACAATGCACTGCTTGAGCTTATATATGAGCTGTTAGAGCGGCTTCCGGATCTGATACTTGAGGGTATGGAATCCGTGAATATGAAAGTTGATAAGAGAGAATTTGCAAGAATGGTAAAAGAGGTGACGGCAACTTGATAGAAAAAGCACGATATGTCAATCATATGAACGAGGTAATTGAATTTGGTGCGAATGGCATCTATATCAACGAGAACGATCTGCATGATTTCGCATGGACAGCTACAAGCATGAATGACAAAATATCGTCATTTAAGATGGGAATTGTCAAGAAGTCGTTGCCTGTCGTTTTTGCATGTAGAAATGATGACGAGGGCACAGAAAGTAGAAATCGTTTGTTTGAGGTGTGTGAGAAGGATGTAGTTGCCAGAAAGCATGGAAAACTTTATATTGGCGATTACTATATGCGGTGTTATGTCACAGGATGTAAGGCGTCAAAATACACCTATAATAAGCGATACATGAAGAATACGTTGACGATTCAGACGGATTATCCGCAATGGATAAAAGAAACGATTATTACATTCAATTCAAATGAGGAGATAGTTGGTAAAAACTTAGACTATAATAACGATCATCCATATGATTACACATCAAATATTCTTGGAAAAAAACTGCAAAATGCGGATTTTGTAAATACAAATTTTCGGATGCGTATTTATGGACCATGCAAAAGTCCAGAGATATTGATTCGAGGGCATATGTATTCAGTGGATGTTGATATTGAAGCAAACGAGTACCTGACGATTGACTCTGTAGAAAAGACAATAATCTTGTATGAAAGCGACGGTAGTCAGCGGAATTGTTTTGATCTGCGAAATAGAGACTCTTACATATTTCAAAAGATCCCGCCGGGCGTAATGGATGTAGCTACTTCGTCAAATCTGATATTTGATATTACATTGTTGGAAGAGAGGAGCATACCAAGATGGACTTAATTTATATGAATGAATCCAAAAAAGATATCGATGTGCTCAAAGATTATACATTAGATCTTGCATATGGAAGCGACGAGAATGATTTTGAATGTAAAGTAAATATCAATAATAACGTATGTAAAACTGGTTATTATCTTTATTTTGAGGGCGAAGAATATGGCGGAGTGATAGATTCCGTTGGCGTTGATACAGACGAGACGACTGTAACATACTCAGGTCGTACATGGCATGGCATACTTGAGTCTAAAGTGCTGCAACCAGATGAAGGAGAAGACTATTTGATCGTATCTGGAGAAGCGAACGAAGTGTTAAAGCTTTTGATCGACCGGATGGGACTTTCGGAGCTGTTCAAGGTAAGCACTTTGAACTCAAATATACAGATATCATCCTATCAGATGAATCGTTATATAAAGGGTTATACAGGCATCATGAAGATGCTGAAAGCATACAATGCAAAACTGAATATTGTATTTAATAGAGGATTTGTTGAATTATCGGCAAGTCCTCTTGCTGATTATAGTCAGGATGAGCAGTTTGATACAGATCAGATAAGTTTCACAATTAAGAGAAATAGCAAGCATATCAATCATGTTATATGTCTTGGGAGAGGTGACCTGAAAGATAGACGAGTGATTCACATTTACTGCGATTTGCTTGGTAATATCAGTGGAACACAGACACTTACCGGATTGGATGAGATATGTGAGATCTACGACAATTCCAATGCTGAATCAGATGAGGATTTGATTCAGGGTGGAATTGATAAGATAACAGAGTCTTTTGCAAGTGACTCGGTCGATTTTTCGTTGGACAGTAACGATCAATATATATTTGATGTAAATGACAAGGTAGGGGCAAGGGAGCAGATTACAGGAACTTATGTAGTTGCGTCCGTATCTAAGAAAATAGTCAATATCAGTAATAACAGTACATCAATATCTTATGATTGTGAAGCAGATACAGTGAGCGTGTCTGCTGGTCCATATCCATCTTCTGGTGACGGATCTGAATCTGGGCAGACAGTGAGCATCAAAATAGGATCAGTGACAACAGGTGGCGCTGGTTCAGATGCGGAAGTGAAAAATGCCGGAGACAACAAGAATATGATTCTTGATTTCGTGATACCGAAAGGCGACAAAGGACAAGACGGAGCTGCCGGAGCGAAGGGAGAAAAAGGCGACCAAGGAGATAAGGGCGCAGATGGCGTCGACGGTAAGAGTATCAGTGAAGTTATCAACTATTATTTGGCAACATCTGCTTCAAGTGGTGTCACCGCAAAAACATCTGGATGGACAACAACGGTGCAGTCAGTTTCTGCAAGTAAAAAATATTTATGGAATTATGAAGTTGTAAAACTGTCAGATGGAACGATCGTAAGTACATCAATGCCATGTATTATAGGTGCGTATGGTGATAGAGGAAATCCGGGAGCCGATGGTAAGGACGGAAGTGATGGCACGAATGGAACTGACGGAATAGGAATTAAGGAGATAGAGGAGTTTTATGCTGTATCAACCTCGAATACCAAAGTACCAACATCATGGTCTACAACAGTACCGACGATGACAGCAACAAACAAGTACCTTTGGAACTATGAAACGATCACATATACGAACAATACTTCGGTAGATACTGCAAAGAAGGTTATTGGTGTGTATGGAGATAAGGGAGCTACCGGAGCGAAGGGTGATAAAGGAGATCAAGGAGAGAAAGGCGTAGACGGTGTTGGCGTACAATCGGTGGATGCCATGTACTACAAGTCGACATCGGCTACTTTTCTTTCTGGAGGTTCGTGGGTAACAACCTCGCCAGATTGGGAGAATGGGAAGTATATCTGGACAAAGACGGTTATCAAGTATACGGACAACTCTACAAAAGAGACGACGCCAGTCTGTATCACAGGTGCGGCTGGCGCAAATGGTAAAGATGGTTCAGATGGCACGAACGGCAAGGATGGAACGAATGGTAAAGATGGAGCAACTGGTAAAGGAGTAAAGTCGATAGTTGAGCAGTATTATAAATCTACATCGGCAACCTCTTTAGTTGGAGGAAGCTGGAGTACGACATATCCCGGATGGGAGAATGGAAAGTATATTTGGACACGATCTGTCATTACCTATACCGACAGTACAACATCTACTACCACGGCAGTTTGTGTAACCGGACAGAAAGGCGATACAGGAGCCAAGGGAGATACCGGTGCAACCGGTAAAGGTGTTAAAACAACTGCGGTAACTTATCAGGCATCGTCTAGTGGTACAACAACCCCAACCGGGACGTGGAGTACGACGATTCCAACGGTATCAGCAGGACAGTATCTTTGGACAAGAACGATTATCACCTATACAGACAACACAACATCTACATCATATTCAGTTGGGCGTAATGGAACGAACGGTACGAATGGAACCAATGGAACGAACGGCAAGGATGGAGCAGCTGGAAAAGGTATCAAATCCACGGCAGTAACATATCAAGCCGGAGCATCGGGAACAACGGTACCAACTGGGACGTGGTCTGCGTCGATACCGGCTGCGGACACATCAAAGCCATATCTTTGGACAAGGACGATCATCACCTATACGGACAACACAACATCAACGTCGTACAGTGTAGGTGCTACGCCAGAAGGAATGGTTCAAAAGAAAAAAATCATTTCTGAAATCAACCAGTCGGCAGAGGAGATTTCAATCAAGGCTGAAAAGATCAGTCTCGAAGGTCTTGTCACCGCCAATGAGAATTTCAAAGTGCTGGAAGATGGCTCGATCGAGGCGAAGAATGGTAAGTTTACCGGAGAGATATATGCTACGAGCGGTAAATTTGAGGGTGAAATAGTCTCATCTAAGGCGACTATTACTGGCGGAAGCGTGAATATCACTAGCGATGGAAGCAAATTAGCGTATATTGCTTTAACCTCAACGAATGTTCCCATTGGTTATGGCGATAAAATAGGAACCATAGCTACACAGATAGGTTCTGATGGAATTGCTTGTCAATCTGAAAAGTTTCGAGGAGATTTTAATGCTTTGGGCATATATATGGCAGAGGGATATGAAAATGAAGGGTATTTTTATTCGAATCCGAATGGAACACATGCGTCTATACTATCTGCTGACGTATTATCTGTGTCGGGCAACCTCACCGTCTCAGGAACAATCAATGGTATGAAATGGAATTGGTCTGGACAAGGCGGACAGCCAAGTTGGTTGTGGGGTGGAAATGATGGTGCAAACATGTATGTATATAATCCATCAAACTTTAGCGTAAACTATGCTAAATCTGCAAATTATGCTAATAGTGCTGGTGGTATTTCGGCACCTATATATGGATATGACAAAAATGTTAATATTACATGTGGCGGATGGAATACCCCTGCTAGCGTGACACTTCCTGCTGGAACATATGTCGGAATAGTGTTTGCAAAGATGTATGGAACTCCTGCATCCAGAATGGTTATGGTTTTTTCAACTAATAGTGGAGCTACTGATGCGGGGGCTTATATGTCAGATGATAATATGGATAGGGCATGCTGTAGTTCCCCAGTTGTTATAAATGTTAGTAGTAACACTAATTTTTATTTGAGGGTATACAACAGTATGTCAGGAGTTAGAGCATGTCATTGCGGGTGGTACTTAGTAAAAGTTAAATAATAAAGACCTTGGAGAGGGTCTATAAACACTACTACTTTATGAAGCGAGGAGTCAAAACATTATGAAAAAATACATTACAACATTAAGCAAACTGTTTGATATTCGTCAGTTGATCGCCAATAATGGCATCTTAGATCTTGCGTTCTCGCGTAAGGCAGGACTGTCAGTTGCTCGTAATATCAAGAAAATTGATGAGGATCTTGTGGAGTATGACAAGGCTCGTGATGAGCTGATACGAAAGTACTCTGACGACGGAGTTACTATGAACCGTTCAAATCCGAACTGGGACGAGTTCATCAAAGAGTTTAATGAGATCGGTTCAGTCGAAGCGTCGCTGGAAATCAACACGATTACAGCTGATGATCTGCCAGAGAACATCACACCAGCAGCATGTCTCGCAATTGAATTCATGATCGGAGAGGAGTAACACATGACAGATATTGAAAGAAAGATGACTACAGATGAGATTAAAGGACTGTTGACTGGAATTTCATCAATTTGTTGTTCGACGGCTACCTCAATTGATTTTTCAGGGACAGATGAAATCACAACTAAAATGGATGCTGTATTAGAATACATATCCCGAATTGAAGAAAAGGTTAATACATTAAACAGTTTGGATGATTTAGAAAGTAAGGTTGAAGAGGACGATGCTGCAATGACAACTGTGATTGCATAAAATAAAAAGAAGGAGGCTGATTATTATGCAAATAATCGACACACATTTAAAGTTTAAATCTCTTACAAAGAGAAAAAGCACAGATGGAGGAGCTGTATTTCATCATGCTGCATGTCACGGTAGTGTAGAGGATATTCACAGAATGCATCTTGCAAATGGATGGTCTGGTATTGGGTATCATATCTATATTCGTTTAGATGGAAAAGTATACAAGGGCAGACCAATCGATATGATCGGCGCACATGCATCTGGTGTGAATTACAACACGATTGGAGTTTGTTGTGAAGGAAATTTTGAAAATGAACAGATGCCAGAAGCACAGAAGCAGGCTTTGAAAGAAGTTGTTTCATGGCTTCGCAAATATGGAATTACTCGATTCAGAAAGCATAGTGATGTGAGTAAGACTGCATGCCCCGGAAAAAACTTTCCGTTTGGAGAAGTGGTGAAAGTATCCGAGAATATCCCATCGAAGACTGAATCTATACAGCAGATTCAACATATCGCTGCTAAGGACGCTATCATTCGTGCCGGACAGATCCATGCGAATAATTTTGCCGGTGCCGGAATCGTAACGGATGGTATTCGTGGAAATGCGACCATTAAAGCAGGAATTAAGGTGTTACAAACAGCGATGAACTTAGACTATAAGTCGAAACTTGCGGTTGATGGGATTTATGGATCTGCCACTAAAGCCGCACTTGGAAAGCACTATGTAAAAAAGGGCGAGAAACAGTACATGGTTACTGCACTGCAGATTTTGCTTATGCTTAAAGGATATGCGTGTGATCTCACATGTCCGGGGGTATTTGACACAGCTACAGAATCAGTAGTGAAAGAGTATCAGAAAAACAATCTGCTTACAGTTGATGGTGTTGTTGGATATAATACATGGATGTCGCTTATTCACTAAGTGGAGAAAGAAGGGAAAGACTATGGCACATTTAGTAACAGGGTATGCCGGGAAAGAACATATTAGATCAGCAGATCAGGGCAGCTTCAATGCTGCCTTTTTTGGTGATGGAGAATTTGTCATGAGTAGCGGATCGAGATTTGCAGGAGCAATTATCAATAACAACACGGTTAGAATTTCTGACGGCGATATGCTGATGCAGGGCAGACATATCCGTATTGAACCGAATACTTATGAAGATTTGACAATATCGACAGGTACCGCAGGAACAAATCGAATTGATCTGATCGTAATGACCTACGAGAAAAATGCGGCATCCGGTATTGAATCTGCAAAGTTAGAAGTTGTACAGGGGACAGCAACGTCGGGAACGCCGTCTGCTCCTGAACTAGTAAGTGGAGATATTTTAAATGGTGATTTGAAAAATCAAATGCCGCTATATGCGGTTTATGTATCTGGCGTAGCGCTTACCAAGATATCAACACAGTTTATGGTCTGTCCGACATATAAAGATTTAGCAATCTATTATGCGCAACAGTTCCAGAACGCATGCGAAACACATTTGAATTCTTTAAATATCATTGACTCTGCTGATGCAATCGACGCAAATTCAGCAGCAAATCAGCTTGCAGGAGCACTTGGTGTTAAAGAGCTTGCAAGTCAAAAGGCACCAGCGGCGCATATACATGATGATTTATATTACAGAAAAGCTGCACTTGACCAAGCACTTAGTGCTAAAAGCAATACTAATCATAATCATGACGAAAGATATAGTGGTGTTAACCATAATCATGATGAAAGATATTGTTTGCCGGTTGGTACAGCTGTACTTAATTCGAACCTATTTAGTGCACCATTTAAATACGGTAAATGGAAATGTGCAGGATATGTTAATATTGAACTGTATGATGCCAATGGTGAAATTAGAATAATAGCTCCATATGTTTGGACCAGAGAATCATAGAAAAGGGGTAAAAC